TGAACACCAAGAAGGACGAGACCCACACGGCACGCGTCTATCGTATCGAACTCGACCCCGTCGAGAGCCGGTGGACAGACGAAACCAAGGCCGAGTTGAAACGATGCCGGATCACCCTCAGAGGGTATGAGGTCGGCGATCTGATCGAGCCTTGGGTCAATGACTGGGGGGCAGTAACGTCTTGGGGTGCCAAGGGTGACGAACCCGAACTGGTGATCGAACTCAAGATCAAGTAACACCACAGCCGTGGCTCTTCGGGGTCACGGCTTTTTGGGTAGACGGACAGGGCTTCGACCCGTGAATTAAAGTTGGCCTGCACGAGTGTTTTCATTGACGGATGAAGGCACGTAGGCTGTCACACAGAAGTCCAAAGGCGGCACAAGCTATGCCGCTGAGTTCGTCCATTTCCTACTAACATTAACCAATCAAAATTATGATACTAAACGAAGTAAAAACCGCCATGCAAAGTCTCCCTGAGGCTATTGCCAATATCAATGCACTCGATGACAGCGAGCGTAGCTGTCATGACAAATCAGAGATTATTGAATACGTCATGGATACCCTCTTGCAGGAGTATATGGAGACGCATAACAAAATCCACGAGGGTGTAGGGTATTCCAAAGCAAAGCAGTTCCTGCAGGAACTATCCGAAGACCTGTAATCCACTCAGCTCGCACCCCACAAGGTGCGGGCTTTTTGGGTGTAACCTACCCTACTTCGGGTTGCAATCAACTAACTAACCAATACATGCGCCACTGAATACAGGCGCGAACCAATACAAATATGAAAATAATAGAAGGGGATTTCCCCTATGAAGAAATCGGCAGAGAATCAGGCGACTACTTCTCCTCATGGCAGGAGGCTAAGGACGCAGGGTTCGATGACAATCAGATATGGTCAATAACTGAGTGCGAAGACACATACAGTTACGGGCCGCCGCATCATTACGTTAACCATATCGGACACATTGCCACTCAAGAGCGGCACGACTTCGATACCTACTACGAGGAGACACTATGAAAATCAAAAAACCAAACAAGCTAGTCAAGACAGACCAGCAAAAGGAGAGTGCGTATATCGTATTCTGGAGCATCATCGTTGGCGGCATACTGCTAGCGGTCACAATCATCGCTGAATATCTATGACAACTAAATCAAACCTACAAATCGGACAGGCATACATCGTAGACAACAAGCCTATGGTGCTGATCGGCATCTCGCAAGGGCGTTACGCCTTCACTGACGGGCGTTACGGCTTCGGTCGTACGCTCGGCAGGCGTGCCTCGGACTCCAAGATCCTCGACAATCTCAAGATCGCCGAAGGCGTTAATCCTAAGTACATAATCGACAAACTATCTGAGAGTGTCCAGAGCATGGTTCAATTCTACACAAACAAATCATGAACCAAGAACTAAAAACAAGAACAACAACTAATAAAAACATGAATGAAAAAATCAAACATTTGAAAGATGTTTCAGTCAATGGAGAAACTTTCAGCGTTTATCACATTGATAATGAATATTATGAAATTTACGATAATCAAGGCAACTGCTTGAACGAAGGAGAGTTACTTTATAAAGTTCCAAGCGTTGAATTCATTAAAAGAAATTTAATTTAATAATAGCCGCAATCTTTGCCCAAAAGGACAATAGCTCCACCTCACAAGGGTGGGGCTTTTTTGGTAGACAAGGCTACGTTTTTTCTGTAGCATCCAAACGAGATTGCGCTTCAAACGAGACTGCGCAAAAAACAACTAACAGGGGGTGTAAGGCTATCGACCTGGTCAAGCACTGGGGACGGGGGTTCAAATCCTCCCACCTCCACCACTTAATCACTAACCACAAATCAATATGTATTCAGAATCAGCACGATCTGCACTGGCTTTTTGCCAGTCCATGACAGAAAAATATCACGAACTCCTCAAGACTGCGGACATTACCGATGGCGTAGAACGTAGACCGAACAGGCAGAAAATCTGCGTTGATCCAGAGGCCGAGGCTAACTGGCTGTCACTGGTCATTATGCGAGTCGAGGAACAAAAAATGAGTTGGCCCCAAGCTGTTAAGGGAACTCCGTGGGAGGGTAGGCCAGAGGCAATGCGTCACCTGGCAATTCGTCGCGGCGTTTACAGCACGAAAATGTTGAAGGCAAAGAAGGCGAAGGACACCAAAAGAATAAACGATGAAGCCAAAAGGATCAACAAGCTAGTAGCTACCGGTCACGGAAAACTAAAGGACGTTATAAAGGACAGCACCATAACTTTGAATCAATACTACGCGGCTAAGGGAAGGTTGAATTTACCTCATACTGACAAGCGTGTAAGATAATTAAATATCTTTGAACTTGAATCACTTACCAAACTTTTACTTGACATAAAAGCTAGGGTATCCTTATATGGAATTAGGTGTAAGTTATGTTAATCGTATACTCCACCTTGTTACTAGAATTTTTCTGCACAGTTTTTAAGTGAAGCTGTGCCTACATAAAACCAACCAACTAAACATATGAAAGTAAAAATACACACGTATCCAGACGGGCCAGCCATAGGCTTGCCTCATGATGAAATCGTATCAGCCATGGGACTCCGTGGCAGATTCTCTGATGCTCGCATCGGACAACTTGAAGCCGGAGATCGGTATATCATGCCGATCCAAACCGAGCTAGAGCCTCGCAGTGACACACAACTACTCGCTTTGATGGCGCAAAAACATCTCAAAGCAATCTACGTGGACAATCTAGTAAACCCAGAGCTTAAAACCATAATGATTCTAACATCGGACTCCTCGGAGCTATGCCAACAGCAGTATAATACACAAGAATGTTCTGACTTGGACGCCCTCCGTGACACACTTAACTTCATCCTCGATCAAGAGGAAATATGAGTCACTTCTACAACTGCAAGAACCCATCCGAGCCTCAGTTTGAGGCGAAGGTGGGGACTCCTGCACAGGCCCGTAAAGCTGGCGCAGATATTTATCCGTCAGTTACAACGGTGCTAGGCATAGTCAAGGACTCGTTCCTTGATGAAGTCTACAAGCCAAAGATGATGACGGACTTAGCCAGAGAGCATCCTGACTTGCCTTGGGCTAATCTTGCTGAGATGGTTTACGGAACCAGACCGCACCCAAAAGATGGCGAGTTGATACCATCGCATGAGTTCGGCACATCAGTTCACGGAACTATCGAGCGTATGATAAATCACCACGTTCTGGGCATTGACGAACACCCCGGTAAATCATGCTGGGATCAGTGGGCTTTGCCTTTTCTGGACTGGATCGAGGACAACAACGTCCAAGCCTTGGGTTGTGAAAAGCTAGTCAGTCACGGGGGCATCAAGATCGCTGGCTCAGTAGATTTCGTGGGCATCAAGGACTCCAGAATCTTTCTCGCGGACTACAAGTGCAGAGTAAACACTAGCGGTAAAGCCAAAAGATACCAGAAGGACTGCTGTCAGCTAGCTATTGAGGCGTATATGCTGATGCACCTACAAAGATTACCCTACCTTCCTAAAATTAGATCCGTTATCATTGACTGCGATACAGCCGAACACTGTCACTACGAGTGGACGGACGAAGAAAGCCAGTGGGGTATCCGTGTAGCCAAAGCCGCGGCCAACCTCTACTGGATGCTAAGGATGCAACCCGCTGTAAAACAATAACTATGAACAAAGCACTACCAACTGACGCTAAGGCTCGGAAAACTTACCCAATGTATTCTGGCCTTATTAAATACTTTCCTCACGCGCTAGCCGCCGTGTCACACTGTAGCTATCAAGGCAACGAACAGCATCACCCTGACAAACCTCTTCATTGGGACATGGACAAGTCTGCCGACGAACTGGACGCACTCATTCGACACATGGTTGAAGAAGATTGGGACAAGGTAGCATGGAGGGCATTGGCAAATTTAGAACGAAAACTTACTGGCAAATGTTCATACTCAAATGGGATCACGAAATGATTGAGATTAATTTAACTGACGACGAAGTAATGATGTGCCAGCACGTAGGACACTTGCGGTCCGTGCTGTCCAGGGGCAACAAGGTCAAGGACATGAAACGAACCGACATGGCTGGGCTAGATATAGATGCACAAGGCGTTACCGCTGAGTATGCGGTAGCCAAACATTTCAATGTATTTTTTGACCTCGGCCTCAGCCCTCGCGCTGGGTCAGCCGATGGGGTAATGAACGGTTACTCCTACGATGTCAAAAGCACTCACCACGCCCTCGGAAAGCTACTGGCAACCCTCAAGGACAACCCCGATGTAGATATGTATATCATGTGCATCACGCCGGATCGTTGGACAGTAAAGATGGTTGGCTGGTGCTGGAAGAAGGAACTAATAAACAAGAAAAACATAAAAGATCTGGGTTACGGAAAAGGTTATGCACTTGAGCAGAACCAACTCCGTCCCTTCAAAAAGTAGTTTCAAAATAGAAGGACTAAATGGAAGAGATTGATGAACTTGTAACGATGGCTTTGAACATTATTGAAGAAGCTCTAACGGCAAAAAAGAAGCATGAGACGGGAATATATCTCAAATCTTTACGACAGATATTAAACCAAATTAAAGAACGAAACGATAAAAAATAATATGAGTATGACACAAATAGAAAGTAACGTTGAAAGAATACAGACTAGGATTGATATGATCCGACAGGAGTCACGGACTCTGTCCTTCAGAATAGAAAGGATGATGGAGCAACGTAAGAACCTAACGCAAGAAAAGAAGGCCCTGAAGGATTTACTCACGGAGCTAGATGTATCTTCCACAAAATAAACTCAAGGACTGGAGGGCCAAACATCAGCCCAAAACTTGTCCACTGATACTGCGAAAGACATCTGACTGGGTAGTGGATCACTGCCATCAGTCCGGAATGGTCCGCGGTGTAGTATCAAGGGTAGGTAATGCCTTGCTAGGCAAGATAGAAAACTTTGCGTTCAGAAGATGCCAAGTAACTCCAAAACAATTACCTTCAG